TATCGGCAGAAGCAGATAATTGGATGTTGAATAATGGTGTAACACATTCTGGTAATAAACTAGTTGGTAATTTTAATGACCCACAAGTTCCAAACTCTTACGCTAAATATGCAGATAGAGTTATGGAAACTTTGCTGGTAGACACTATAAAAGTCATGCAAAAGAAAACAGGACTTAGATTAGTCCCTACCTATTCTTATTGTAGATTATACAGAACAGGTAATATTCTTAAAAGACACAAAGACAGACCGAGCTGTGAAATATCTACAACACTTAATTTAGGTGGAGATCCTTGGCCTATACTTATAGATCCTACAGGATCTGATAATGTTATTGACGAATATAAGAATATACATAAACCCGGTGCACCAAAAGGTGTAGAAGTTAATCTAAAACCTGGTGATATGCTTATATAATCTGGAGATCTATGTTACAGAAGGTATCTTTTTTACCAGGAATTAATAAACAGGTCACTGCTACAGGCGGGGAAGCTCAGTGGGTTGACTGTGATAATGTTCGTTTTAGGTATTCTACACCTGAAAAAATAGGTGGTTGGAAACAATTAGGAGCAGATAATGTAACAGGTGCAGCTAGAGGTTTACATCAATTTACTAATAGTTCTGGTCAAAAATTTTCTATCATAGGAACGAATAGAATTTTATACGCTTATTCAGGTGGTGTGTTCTATGACATACACCCTATTAAATCTACAACAACACTTACAAACGCATTTAGTACAACTAATGGATCAGCTTCAGTTACAATAAACTTCTCAGGTGATCATGGTATTCAAGCAGGAGATATAGTTTTATTAGACAACTTTTCAACTATCACTAATTCAAATTTTGGTGCCTCTGATTTTGATGACATAAGATTTATGGTCACTACGGTTCCTGCTTCAAACACAATTACAATAACAATGCCATCTAATGAATCGGGGTCCGGGGCTTCTGAATCAGGTGGTATTAGAGTTAGACATTATTATCATGTAGGTCCAGACGTACAAGCACAAGGTTTTGGTTGGTCACTTGGAACTTGGGGTGGACAAGAAGTAGGAGCATTTACTACAACTTTATCTTCAGGTATTACAGATTCTGCAACAAGTATAACTTTAAACGATGCATCACAGTTTCCATCTTCGGGGACTAATTACATACAAATAGGAACGGAAGAAATATCCTACACAGGAATTACATCTAATGTTTTATCTGGTGTAACAAGAGGTGTGAGAAACACAACAGCAGCATCTCACTCTGCAGGAGCAACAGTTACAAGTTCTACAAATTATGTAGCATGGGGTGAAGCAGCTTCAGGTGACTTAGTTATTGAACCAGGATTCTGGTCACTAGATAACTTTGGTGATAAAGCAATTTGTTTAATCTGTAACGGTGAAGTCTTTGAATGGGATTCATCTGCCACAGCAGCCACATCAACAAGAGCTTCTATTATTACAGGTGCACCTACAGCATCAAGACACATGCTAGTATCTACACCGGATCGACACTTAGTATTCTTTGGCACAGAAACTACAATTGGTACGAAGACTACACAAGATGATATGTTTGTAAGATTCTCTGATCAAGAAGATATTAATACTTATACACCTACAGCGACCAATACAGCTGGTACACAAAGATTAGCTGACGGATCAAGAATTATGGGAGCTATTAGAGGTAGAAATGCAATTTACGTTTACACAGATACAGCTTTATTTACGATGCGTTTTGTAGGTCAACCATTTACTTTTGCTTTTGAACAAGCTGGTACTAACTGTGGATTAGCAGGTAAGAATGCAGTTGTTGAAGTTGATGGTGCAGCTTACTGGTTATCGGAAAATGGTTTCTTTAAATATGCAGGTTCACTCGAATCTTTACCATGTTTAGTTGAAGACCACGTCTATGATGATATTAATTTAGACTCTGGTAATCAAATGATATCCGCAGGATTAAATAACTTGTATGGTGAGATTATGTGGTTCTATCCAACATCATCTTCATCTGTAGTTAATAGAATGGTTTGTTATAATTATTTTGATTCTACACCACAAAGACCTGTGTGGACGATTGGAACATTAGCAAGAACAGCTTGGCAAGATTCAGCAGTCTTTGGTAAACCACACGCTTTAGAATATGATGCTGATGGTGTTGAAGGTTCTAGTTCAGCGACCTATGTGCAAGGAAACACAGATGGCACATCAACATATTATCAACACGAAACAGGGACCGATCAAGTTAAGGGTGGAACGGTTACAGCGATTACAGCAAATATTATATCTGGTGATTTTGATATTACACAAAAACTACAAAGAGGTGCTGGCCCTATGTCAGAACTTAGAGGTGATGGAGAGTTCATTATGAAGATTAGAAGATTTATACCAGACTTTATTTCACAAACAGGTAACACACAAGTTACATTAAATTTAAGAAATTATTCTAATAATACAGCAGCTAGTTCATCACTTGGCCCCTTTACTGTTACCTCATCAACGAGTAAGGTAGATACTAGAGCAAGAGCTAGAGCGATTGCTCTAAAAATAGAGAACACAAGTACAAGTCAAGAATGGAAACTTGGAACGTTTAGATTAGATATACAACCGGATGGTAGAAGATAATGGCGACAATATTTGAGTTATTAAGTGGAGGCTCTCCAACATCAATTTTAGATTCTACAGCTAATTTAGCTGCAAACAAATTAGCTAGTAGTTTTCCTCCGGCCAATATTCAAGATATATTTCAAGGCTCTGATGCAAGGTTCTACGATGGTAGAAACCAAACATTTAGCCCCACTAACATTTTTCAAAGTGGTTTTAATCGAGGAGCTAATTTAAACTATTCAGGAATACCTGTTAATGAGCCTTTAGTTAAAGGAGGTATAATCGATGCAACTCCTATCTTTGCTAGTCAAGACATTGCTGCACGAAAGGTTGGTGTGCCACAAGATACTAGATTTACAGGTATCATGAAAAACATTGCAAGAGGTCCTTTATTTAAAGGTGGGGCAACTGCCGGTTTAAGACTTGGTGAAATTATCACTGGAGCTCCTAGTATTCCATTTGCTTTAGCTGGTGGTATTGCATCACAATTCTTACCGTTAGGTAGAAGTAAACCTGATATGGATTATCAATATGTTAATGATCCTAACAACATGGGTGGTCTTAGAGTTGTAGATAATAAAATTGTAGACCCAAGTGGTATTCTCTCAGGTAAAAATTTTGAAAGTGGTTTTGGATCAAAAAATTTAGGAGAAATGTACGATAAAGAAATTGGTAGACTAGATAATTTCATTACTGATTTAGAAGAAGAGGAAGAATTAACAGAAGATGAACAAAAAAGATTAGGTCGATTAACTGAAAAAAGA